CGGGAAGAGTATAGATATTGAAAGAAGATTTGTTAGTTACAAAAAACTAAGGTGCAAAGAACAACCAGCTATTTATAATTCCCTTTTAAAATACGGAACAGACACTCATATTTTTGAAGTAATTGAAGAATGTGAAGTAAATCAGTTAAATCACAAAGAGCGTCATTATCAGGAATTGAATTTTGTATTAGGGCTAAATGGACTTAATTGTGTTCTTACGTCTTGCAAGGATAAAAGCGGTACTATATCTAATGAATCAAAACAAAGAATGTCTGAAGCATGGGTTTTTAGAAACAGCTCGGAAGAAACAAGATTAAAATTAGCTTTGGCTTGGAAAGGCAGAAAACACACTGAAGAGTCTAAAATCAAAATGAGCATGGCTCAAAGAAACAGAAGCGAATCCACAAGACAAAAATTAAGAATAGCTAATATTGGTAAAAAGATGTCTGTCGAATCTAGAAGCAAAATGAGCTTGTCACGCATAGGTACAAAAATATCTCCAGAAACTAAAATTAAAATGAGCAAAGCTTCGTTGGGGGTTAAAAAATCAAAAGAAGCTTGTGTAAATATGGCTAAAGCAAAAAGTAAATTAGTTTTAGATATGAATTCAGGCGTTTATTATAATTCTGCAAAAGAAGCTTCTATTTATTTGAATATAAATTGGTGTACGTTAAGGAATAAAATGTCCGGAAACAGAAAAAATGACACAGGTTTAATTTACGTATAACATGGATCAAGAATATTTAATATTGAATCCATTCAAAAGAGGACTAAAACCAATTGAAAACATTACAGTATCTGAATGGGCTGATAAGTATCGATTCTTGTCTTCAGTATCAGCTTCTGAACCTGGGAGGTTTAGAACAGACCGTGTTCCATATATTCGAGAGATTGCGGATAATCTAAGTAAACAATCTGATGTTTGGAAAGTAATAGTAATGAAAGGTGCGCAATTAGGATTGACCGAGTTAGGTAATAATTGGATTGGAAGCATAATGGATATTAATCCAGGACCCACAATTATGGTTATGCCAACTGAGGATGCCGTAAAGAAAAATTCAAGAACAAGGATAACTCCTATGATAAACGCAACGCCTTCTCTTAAGTCTAAAATTAAGGCCGCAGGAAGTAAAGACGCAAATAACACGATAACTAATAAAGAATTTGATGGTGGTGTGCTTATAATGATAGGTGCAAATAGTCCGGTAGGTCTTTCAAGCACGCCAGCCGGTAATATTTTTTTAGATGAGTGCGATCGTTATCCTCATTCAGCTGGCGGAGAGGGAAGTCCTTTGGATTTAGCCGAAGCCAGAGCCTCTACATTTTCAAATAAAAAAATATTTTTAATTTCCACGCCTACAAATGAAGGAGAATCCATCATTGAGGCTGAATTTTTGGAGGGAGATCAGCGATATTTTAATGTTCCTTGTGTTCATTGTGGAGAAAAATTTGTTCTGAAATTCGAGTATTTGACCTATGATGAAAGTGACCCAGAAACAACACGTATGGCGTGCCCAGAGTGTGGCGGGCTTCATGAAGAGAAACACAAAACGTTTATGTTGCTAAATGGGGAATGGATTCCAACCACAAAACCCACTGATCCATTGATTAGAAGTTATCATATTTCCAGTTTATATTCTCCAGCCGGATGGCTATCTTGGGTTCAGGTTGTTAGGAAATTTTTAAAAATAAAAGGCGATGTAAACAAAGAAAAAACGTTTCAAAACACTGTTCTTGGAAATAGTTATAAAATAAAATCAGACGCACCAGACAGCGAAAATCTCTACAACCGTCGGGAAGAATATCCAATTGGAACTATTCCAGAAGGCGTTTATTTTTTAACTATGGGCGTGGATGTTCAAGGCGATAGAATCGAAGGCGAAGTGGTCGGGTGGGGTCGTGGTCGTGAATCTTGGTCAATAGAGTATTTTGTTTTCGTTGGAGATACTTCTAAGCCAGAAGTTTGGGAATTGCTTTCGAATCAAATTACAAAGCAATATGAATGCGGATATAATATGATGTCGATAAATTTAACCTGCGTGGATGCTGGTTATAAAACCTCAACTGTTTACGATTTCGTTTCAAAGTTTTCATATTCGAAAGTAATACCGATAATGGGGCGTGATTCCGTAAAAGATGTTATGGTTTCGCCTCCAAGAGCGTACAACGTCTCAAAAGCAGGTAAAAAAATAGAAGGTCGTAAAATATGGTATCTTGGAACAGGATTGTTGAAATCTGAATTATATGGATTTCTGAAATTAAAACCTACTGAAATTGAAGGCAAAAACGGAATGTTTGAGGTTTATCCAGAAGGATATTGTCACTTTCCGCAATATGATAGGTATTATTTTAAGATGCTGACAGCTGAACAACAGGAACAAGTTATAAATAAAAAAGGATTTGCAGAATATCAATGGACAAAGAAATCAGGAGCAAGAAACGAGGCGTTAGATGTTAGAAACTACGCCCGTGCCGCTGCTTATATCATCGGAATTGACCGTTTTAAAACGGATACTTGGGACAAAATCAAAGCACAAAGCACGGTAATTGTTGAAAAATTAAAAGAATCGAAGGCTCCAGAAAAAAAAGAACCCAAAAAAAGAAGTGGATATTGGTAATATTTATTTGTAATATAAATTTATCAAGGTTTTTTATTATATTTACAAAAATTTTCGTTATGGCTTGTACTCAATATACTTTAATACAATATCAAACCTTAAGTGATGCTATAGTTTCTGGTGCGTTAGAAGTTCAGTATGGAGATAAAACTGTAAAATATCGCTCATTAGATGAAATGATTCGTATTCAAACTATGATGAAAAACTGTTTATTTCCAGAACAAAACACGAATAACGGTCGAAAATTTGCCAGTTTTTCGAAAGGAACTAATAGATGCCGATAATCGATTAAATAAAAAATATGAACCTATTAGATAAAACAATATCGGCATTTAGTCCAGAATTAGGAGCGAAGAGAGCGAAATTTAGAGCTGTTGAGAAAACTATCCAAAACAGCATAAGAGCGTACGAAGGAGCGACTAAATCAAGGCGTGGCGACGGATGGACAGCCTACAACACATCAGAAAATGCAAACAGCGATATTCAGAAAAGTTTAAAAACTTTACGAGATCGTTCCGTGGATGGTTATAAAAATAATGCCTCTATTTTTAAGGCAATTAGAACCATTCAAAATAATGTTATAGGTACAGGAATTATGCCAACCCCTGTTTCAGTTTCTGGAGAATCCAAACTAACCAAAAACGAAATCCAAAAAATTAAAGACGAATGGAAAGCTTGGGCAGAATCAGTGGAATGTGATTTTGACGGGTTTTTTACACAATATGGTTTGCAGTCTCTTATTATGCGAAACGTGGCAATGCAGGGTGAAATTTTTATTTTAAAACGCAGGGATTCTTCCAGCCGACACCCTATTAAATTGCAGGTATTGGCACCGCATATGGTTGACCATACCAAGAATTCGTATATGATTACCGAGCGTGCAGGAAACTACGTTGTACAAGGCGTAGAATTCAACAGCCAAGGTAAACGTGTTGGATATTGGGTTTTCGACTATAACCCAAACAATGAATATACAATGAAATTGGCGCCAAATTTTGTCAGTTCAGATGATATGATTCACGTGTTTTACAAAGAATTTCCAGAACAAGTGCGAGGCGTGCCGTTCGGAACAGCTACAATGTTATCGATGCGTGATTTAGCCGATTATAAAGACGCTCAATTGATGTTGCAGAAAGTGTCAGCCTGTCACGTAGCGTTTACCACTAAACAGGAATCAGGTGACGGGTTGGACGGGTTAGACACGGTAACTGGACAAGAGATTGACAGAATGGAACCGGGTATAATCGAACGTCTTGCTCCAGGTGAAACCGTAACTTTCAATAATCCTCCAACGCCTTCAAGTTTTTCAGAATACGTTTCTAAAAATCAGCAAGAAAACGCAGCAGGTTACGGAATTACCTATGAACAATTAACAGGCGATATGGGTAACGTGAATTTTTCCAGCGGTCGTATGGGATGGATTGAAGCACAACGACAAATTGAAGACTGGCAGTACAATATGTTTATTCCTCAATTTTGTGATAAAATATGGCTTTGGTTTATTGAGGGCTTGAAAATTAAAATGATTCTGAACAAAAATGCTCAAGCCGAATGGACACCACAAGGACGTGAAATGATTGACCCAGTTAAAGAAATGAACGGTTTGATTTTAGAATTAAAATCAGGTTTAATTTCTTGGACAGAGGCGTGCAAGCGTAGAGGTTATAATCCAGATACTCTTTTAGAGCAAATCAAAACTGATAAAGCGATGTTTGAAACTGCAGGAATTAATGTTGAGTGGATAATTCAGGAAGCTGAATTAGATATTGAAGAACTGTCTGCAAATCAGATAAAAAATCAGGTTAAAAAATAAATTCAAAAATCGTTGTATAATTCAAAAAAATTATATATTTGTAAAACGTAATAGTGTGATAAAAAACATAATCTAAATTATGCCAGAGATAAAAAAAATAGTTAAGCAATTACCGACACAGCGCACCCGTGCTGAATTCAAAGCGGAAAGTTTTAACGAAACAGATAGGACTGTTGAGGTTGTTTTTGCAACTGAAACAGCCGTTCGCACATACGACTGGGACGAAGGAATGATAGACGAGGTTCTTGTTTGCGACCCAATGAGCGGAGATTTATCCCGTTTAAATTCTGGAGCACCAGCCTTGGATAATCACAACCGCTATGGCAGCACAGCCGAAAACGTTGTGGGTGTCGTTTCAGATGCCCGTTTCGAAAACGGTGTAGGTGTTGCAAAAATTCGTTTTGGAAACTCAGAAAACGATACTAACTTGATGAACAAAGTTCGTGACAAGATTGTCACTGGCGTATCCGTTGGGTATAATGTTTACGAATACCAAGTGACCAGAACCGAGGGTAAAAACCCCGTTTACAAAGCCACAAGGTGGGAAGCTACCGAGATTTCATTTACGCCTGTGCAAGCCGACAGAAATAGCCGTGTTCGTTCAGAGAATGACACTAACGAGGTTACAATAAATGAAGAAATTCCAGTTGTTGAAGAAACTATCGAGGAAATTCCACAAGAAAATAATATTAATTTAAATACAATAAAAATGACTGAAGAGGAAAAAGCTGCTTTGGAATTGGCTAACAAGGCCAAGGAAACGGCAACACGTTCAGCAGCTGCAACTGAAGAGCGTGCTAGAATTAAAGGTATTTCAGCACATTGCCGAGCGTTAGGCTTGCCGCAATCAGTTGCCGATGCTTTAATCGAAGAAAATATAGACCTTGCAACCGCTGGACAGCGCGCATTGGTCGAATGGGAAAAATTGCAACCAGTAAACCCAAATCAATCTGTACAACAAGTACAAGATGATGCAGACAAAACACGTTCAGCAATGACCAACGCATTAGTGTTGAGAATTACACCAAACGCTTCAACTGTTATGGGTGAAGAAAATGTGAGAGCTGCTCAAGAGTTCAGAGGGATGTCTTTATTGAGACTTGCCGAGGAATCATTGACACGTTCTGGTGTTTCTGTTCGTGGTTTATCTTCAAGAGAAATTGCCAAAGGCGCTTTGGGTGCAAAAGTTCGTGGAGCGCACCACACAAGTGACTTCCCGTTATTATTGGTAGATTCGTTTACCAGAACTTTGAGAGCGCAATATGCATTGTACCCACGTACATTCGAAGCTTGGGCCAGACGTTCCACAATGCCAGATTTTAGAGAGATTACAAGAGTTCAGTTGTCTGGATTGATTGGTAATTTTGACGAAGTTCAAGAGCTTGGAGAATACAAAGCCGGTACTTTGTCCGAAGCCTCAGAAAAATACAAACTTGCCAAATTTGGTAAAATTGTAGGTATTTCTTGGGAAGCCATCATTAATGATGATTTGAGCGCATTCACTAGAATTCCTCAAGCATTCGCAATGAAAGCCGCTCAGAAACAATCTGACTTGGTTTACGGAATTATGACTGGAAACCCAACAATGGGAGATACTGTCGCTTTATGGAATGTTGCTACTCACAAAAATTACACCTCAACAGGTACAGCATTAAGCGAAGCTTCTTTGGATGTTGCTTATCAATTATTTAGAACTCAAAAATCAATTGAAGGCGACTTCTTAAATTTGGCTCCTAAATTTTTGATTGTTGGCCCGAAAAATGAATTGATAGCCAGAAAATTGACTTCCACTAATTATACGCCTGCTAAGCAGACCGATATTTCTGTGGCCGCATTGACTGGATTGCAATTGATTGTTGAGCCACGTATCACTGACTATGCTTGGTTCTTGGTTGCTGATCCTGCAATGATTGACACTGTGGAATATGCGTTCCTTGATGGTGAAGAAGAATTGTTCATCGAACAAAAAGAAGGCTTCGACGTTGACGCATTGCAAATCAAAGCGAGAATGGTGTTTGGAACTAAAGCAATTGACTTCCGTGGAATGTACAAAAATGCAGGTGCTGCACCAGCATAGAGAAAATAATTTGAGAGCGGTTTAATTATCGCTCTCAAAATTTCAAACGAGTAAATTAATTTTAAAATATATAAAATGAAAAATTACATTCAAAAAGGATGCACAATAGAGGTTGTGGCTGGTGGTGATGTTGCTTCTGGTTCAATTGTAACTGTTGGCGCAACTGCTGGAGTTTCAGCAGGAAACTATGTTTCTGGCGATACCGTGGTAGTGAATTTAGACGGTGTTTACGCTGTTGCTAAAGATGCTTCGGTTTTTGCCCAAGGCGCAAAAGTGTATATCGCTGCTGGAGCTGCTACTTCAACAGTATCAACAAACGTTTTCTTGGGTTACGCCCACGCTGCTGCCTTGACAGGTGATGCAACTGTAAACGTTCTTTTAGCGCGATGAATATTTTTGACTCACTTAAAAAACAGGCGTTCGATGTTGTAACTGACGTTATGGGATACAATGCCACGTGGTTAAGTGAGTCAAATTCATTTACTGCAAGAGTTGGTTTCAAAGACCCGTCCGAAAAGCAGGAACTTTCAGGAATTGATAGCTGGAATCCAGACGAACCGTTTATGGAATATCGAGTTGGTTTCTTTGAAAACTTGAAAACGAGAGTTGACACAGGAAATTTGGAACACGTCACAATTGAAGGTATCGGTTATTTTGCCGTTGTCGAAATTAAGACGAAATACGATGGTGAAACATTCGTAGCAAGATTACGTCACGCAATACCTGAATAAAAATGAATTACGAAAACTTGGAAACCGAAATCGTGGCAAGATTAACACCGTTTGTAACAGTCGGAATCGCAGTTGAAAAACTCCCTGAATTGGAGGCTGACCGAAGCAAGCCATTGCCTACAAAAGCAAGGTTTACCGTAATTTATGCCGGTTCCGAATATGGAAGTTCTTTGAGTACCGCTCAGATTTCACAAGAAGAAAAGATTTTTATTCAAGTTTTAATTGAAAGTACATTTTTGCGTGGTACACTTGGAGTTTATAATTTAGCCAGCGTCTTGAAAAAAGCCCTTACTGGTTTTCAGCCTTCAGGATGTAGACGAATTCAAGTCACAAAACATCATACAATTGGAGGCGAAAACGCTGAAAAAATAAACAATTTGTGGAATTACAATGTTATTTTTCAGACAACAGCAGTTCACGTTGAAGACTTTGAAGAAGACTTAACTTGGGTTCTTGAAAAAATTACACTTATTGATCGTCCGGATGGAGAAATCAATATTATCGAAATTACCGAATAATTTAATTAATTAAAAAATAATATGGCCGCAAATTATCTACACGGTGTTGAAACCATAGAAGTTGACCAAGGCGCAAGACCTGTACAGGTAGTGAAGTCTTCGGTCATTGCATTGGTTGGACTTGCTCCAATTGGCACAAAAAACGAGCCTATTTTGGTTTTATCACCAAACGATGCTACTCAATTCGGGCAACAATTGCCAGGATTCACTATTCCACAGGCTTTGGATGCTATTTTTAAACAAGGGCCAGCAACGGTAATTGTTGTAAATACGTTCGATTCTGTTACGAATACTGAACAAATTACTCTGGAATCACATACGATTACAGGTGGTAAATTAAAATTGTCTGCCGCTCCAATCGGTGCGGTTACGGTATTTTTAACCGATGGCACCACACCGTTTACAGGTGTTTCTGGAACTGATTACAATATTGATGCTTTCGGTAATTTTACAGCATTGTCTGCTATTGCTGCTGAAAATTTAGTATTGAAATTCACTTTCAAAATATTTGATTCCGGAACCGTTACTTCTTCACAAATTATTGGAACAAATACGGCTGGAGTTCGTACAGGATCAAAATGTTTAGAATTGGTTTTCAATACTTTTGGATTTACTCCAAAAATCTTGATTGCTCCAGTTTATATTGAATTAGTCGCAGTTGCAACTGAATGGATTGCGTTGGCTGAAAAATACCGTGCCATTGCACTTATTGATGCTCCTGTAACAACTACGGTATCACAAGCAATTGCAGGACGTGGTCCAGCGAGTACAATCAACTTCAAAACATCGAGTTACAGAGCGTATTTGTTATGCCCTCACTTGAAAGTTTATGATGCTGATTCAGATTCGAATGTAAATGCTCCTTACAGTCAGTTTATGGCTGGGGTTATGGCAAATGTAGATTTGAACGAGGGATATTGGGTTTCTCCATCGAATCACGAAATCTTAGGAATTGTAGGTACTGAATATGTTGTAACCGCTTCGGTAAATGACGCTTCAACAGAGGCTAATTTATTGAATGAAAAAGGAATTACAACTACTTTCACAGGTTATGGAACTGGAACAAGAACATGGGGTAACCGTTCGGCTGCATTTCCTGTAAACACAGATCCAAAAAACTTTATCCCTATTCGTAGAATTGCCGATATTGTTCACGAATCATTGGAACAAGCTATGTTGCCGTTTATTGACAAGCCAGTAAATCAAGCCACGATTGATGCGATTAGAGATACTGGAAATGGTTTCTTTAGAACTTTAATCGGGCGTGGAGCTTGTTTATCAGGTTCAAAATGCGTTTATTCTGCTGATAATACAGCTAATGAGTTGGCACTTGGACACGTTATTTTTGATCTTGTGTTTATGGGACCAACGCCAGCCGAAAGAATCACGTTTAAATCATATTTGGACGTGAATTTATTAACTCAAATCGTTTAATCAGATGCCACAAATACAAGTAAATAGATTGACCAACGCCAACGTTTACGTTGATGGTCAATCGCAGTTAGGAAAAGCCGAAGAGGTTAATTTGCCAGACATTACGTTTATGCTTTCAGAGCACAAGGCACTTGGAATGATTGGTAAATTTGAGTTGTTTTCCGGAATTGATAAATTGGAGGCAACAATAAAATGGAATGCATTTTACGCAGACGTTTTGAAAAAATTTGCAGACCCACGAAAAGCAATGAAATTGCAAATTCGTTCCAGTTTGGAAACACACGATTCCAACGGCTTAGTTGCCGAAGTTCCGTGTGTAGCGTATTTGACCGTTCAGGCGAAAAACTTCCCTGCTGGAAATTACAAGCAACACGACAACGTTGAGGCGACAAGTAAATTGACCTGTACGGCTTACAAGTTGGAGATTGACGGGGCAGAAGTAATTGATTACGATGCTTTGGCAAACATTTATTCAGTAGATGGAGTTGATATTTTTGCCACTTATCGTGCGAACATAGGAGGTTAATTAATTAAAAGAAAGGAGAATTAAACCGATACGTAATTGTATCGGTTTTTTTTATTATATTTACGAAAAATAATTTAATTTAAAACTTATCAAAAATGGCAGAAAAAACAGATTACGAAATCAGTCAGGAAAACTGGGTAAAAGAACAGGAAAATTTAATTGATGTTATGCAGAATAATATTGATTATTTGAAAAACGAAATACAACTAAAAACTATTTCGTTACAGTTGAACGTTATGTCTTTAAAGCACGAAAAGAAAGCTTTGGATAATTATTTATCAAAACAAAAATAGCCATGTCAGAACCTAAAAAAACATTACCAGCAAAAAAACCCACAACACTTGAAGGCATTGCTGACAGAAACATTTACCTTGAATTCGATTTACCAAGTGGTAAAAAATGCGTTATAAAACGCTTCAAAGGAAAACACGTACAGCAAGCGCAACGCCTTATGGATGCTAAATTAGGAGGCGAAGATTTTGCCGATTGTTTAGCTGCTATGCTTGTGGAGATAGATGGAAAGCCAGTTATTAAAGAGGATTTGCCAGAAATGGACGGAGTGGATTATTTAAAAATGATAACTCCTATTAATCAACTTTTTACATAACGCCAGAACAGTTAATTTTTCTGGCACACTTTTCAAGTACACCGCTAAACGTTATTTTTGAAATGGACGGAAACGATATTCATTACTGGTTTGTTGAAGCGTTGAAGTTACACGAAAAAACGAACCCACCAGCAGAAACATAAACCGCACCGATAACGGTTGCGATTTTTTTATATAAATAGATATGGCAAAAAAAACATTTGAAGTTGCGCTACTCCTTACAGCAAAGGATGAAGCAACACGCATTATCGCTGCTGCTGCTGCTCGACAACGGCAAATTATAGCAATGTCAGAGCGTGGAGACAGGGCTTTTGCAACGGGGAGAACTGCAGGAACTATTGGAATAGGAATTGCAGCCGCATTGGCATTACCGTTGAAAGCGGCTGCCGATATGGAATCAATGAATATCGCTTTGCAAACTTCTTTCCAGGGAAATCAAAAAGAAGCCAAAGCTGCTTTTGATGCAATTAATAAATTCGCTGCAAAAACTCCCTATGGATTGGAAGAAGTCATGACTGGATTTATCAAGCTGAAAAATATGGGTCTTGATCCGTCCGAAGAGGCATTAACAGCTTATGGAAATACAGCTTCAGCAATGGGTAAATCATTGAATGATATGGTTGAGGCGGTTGCCGATGCTGCAACAGGAGAGTTCGAGCGATTGAAAGAGTTTGGTATAAAAGCCAAGTCCGAAGGCGAAAATGTGACGTTTATGTTCCAAGGCGTAAAAACTACGGTAGGTAAAAATTCCAAGGAAATTGAACAGTATCTGAAATACGTTGGAAATGTAAAATTTGCTGGAGGAATTGAAGCGCAATCGAAGTCTGTCAAGGGGATGCTTTCAACTTTGCGTGACGGTGTCGTAATGACCGCTTCCAAGGTCGGAACCGTGTTTATACCGAGGTTGAAAGAATTAATGAATCAAGTCACGCCTGTAATTGATAGGATTTCTAACTGGGTAAGCAAAAACCCTGGACTAACCGAGGGGATTTTAAAAGCAGCAGCAGGCGCAATGGCTTTGAGTTTTGCAATTTCGGCAGCGGCTTTCGCATTTGGAGGTGTTTTTAAAGTGATTTCGGCAGGTATGGCAATAATGAATGCTTACCGAACTTTAATGATTACTGTAACGGCCGTTCAGACCGCAATGGCATTTTCTGCTATGTCTGGAGCGACTGGAATCGGAGTTTTGTCAGCAGCTTTAAAAGCGGCTAATTTAGCGTTCTTGACTTCGCCAATTTTTTGGGTAGTTGCTGCAATTGCGGTTTCTGCATTTTTGATTATAAAATATTGGAAACCAATTTCTGCGTTCTTTAGCAATTTATGGACAGGAATTAAAGCGGTTTTTTGGAAAGCTATTGATTGGATCAAAGAATGGGGTTTATTATTTCTTGGACCGATTGGATGGATAATTAAAGCGTGGCAGTTAGTTCCAGATAAATTTAAAAATATCGGAACTGATATAGTAATGGGGCTTTGGAACGGAATAAAAGCAAAAGCGATGCAGTTGTTTGATTTCGTGAAAGGAATCGGTAAAGGCATAGCCAACGCATTTAAAACGGTTCTAGGCATCGCATCGCCTTCAAAAGTTTTTATGGATTATGGTGTAAATATAACCGAGGGAGCGCACAACGGAATTAAGAAAGGCGAATCGAAATTAGTCGGAGCTTCCAAAAATATGGGTTCGTCGATAAAACCAGCGGCTTCGGGTCGTGGAGGTGGCGGTAATTCATCGGTAACCGTAAATTTTGCACCTGTAATTAATAGCGGTTCTGGCGATGTGGCAACGCAGGTTAAAAATTTAATTCCTGAATTGATTCGACAAATTGAGGCGCAAATGCAAAGAAAAGCAAGATTAGCGTATTAATGTTTGGTAGTTTAAAAATAATAATTATATTTGCGTATAAAATAATAGAAATTATGAAAGTAAAAATTGGAAATAAGATTTATGATTCAGAAAAAGAACCTATAATGTTAATTTTGACAGACAAGGATAAAGAAAATATAAAGAATATGCATTCCGAAGCAACTAAATTTTGCTCTTATCCGGATGAAATGTTAGGTATAGACATTGAATTATGGATGGATGACGATTGTTAGAAATGAACCTTGGAAAACCTCCTTAATTGGAGGTTTTTTTTATTTCATAATGTATCTAAAATTTTATTATATTTACAAAAATAAATTTTATGAAAAACTTAAACAAAAAATTTATAATACTGTATTTTAATATAGGTGTTAATGTTATTGGGCTGCCTGAAATTCACAAACACGAAGTCGGTTATTTCAGCAAAAACGTTTCTAATTTTCATAAATAATGTATGCACAATTAGGAAATATTCGTTTTGAAGGACTGAAAGGTTTTTCTAATTTCTCCCACGAAAGAGGCGTGAATTATGCTCAACACGAATTAATTAACGGAAAACCTCGTTTACAAGCCGTTGGCGACAATCTCGACAGTATTTCATTTGGAATGTATCTGCATTCTGAATTCACGAACCCAGAAGCCGATATTGATACGCTTAGAACCGCAATGCAAAACCGTGAAATTTTACCTTTGATTTTAGGCAATGGACGTGTTTTAGGTTTTTTCGTAATTCCGAGTTTTTCACAGGTAAATTCATTTACAGACCCGAAAGGAAATTTGATTGAAGTTACTGTATCGGTTGAATTACTTGAGAGTTTTACAGATGACCCACTTAGAGAAGCCGAATTACAAGCTATTCAACAAGCGTTTGCAACTTCCAACAGAAATTCAAACGTGCGATCCGTTTTGCCTGCCAAATTATCCAAAGGAATGACCGTTTCAACCGAAATTTCTAACATTCAAACATCGACTACCTTAACTGGAATTTACACCGCTAAAATAGCTGAAATTCCGAGTCGTTCAGAATATTGGAGTGGCAAGATAAACAAGTCACTTACTGATATTGAAGGCGGTTTGACTAATGTTCAATCGATATTATCCGATGCCTCGGAGTTGCAGGATATGGCTCAAAGTATGCCGGCAGCGATAAACGATGTTTATAACCGTGTTCAGGATATGAAAGCAGTTTTACCTATTTCTGACGTGAATTCATTTAAAACGCTGAACCAACAATTGAATAGTTCGGTTTTAAATCTAAATTCGTCAAATTTAGAGATTTCAAATAATTCAATAATTCGCAGGATATAATGGAAAATTTCGTTGAATACGTGACTAAACAAGGCGACAGATGGGACACCATAGCCTTCAAAGCTTATGGGGATTCCACGCTTGTAAACGGAATTATTGAAGCGAATACCAGCATAATTATTTCGCCTATTTTAGAACCTGGTACACGTGTAATTGTGCCTATTTTAGAATCTGGAGAAATACAAATTGATAGTGAATTATTACCACCTTGGAAACGATAATAAATGAACGTACCAGCACCAAAATTTACCGTCTTATACAACAATAAAAACATAACTTCGGAAATATCGAAGTATATGCTTTCATTGACATATACTGACAAGACCGAAGGCGAGAGCGACGAAATCGAAATCGAGGTGGAAGATGTTGATTTACGTTGGCAAAATAGCTGGTATCCAGAAAAAGGAGCAAAATTAACCGTATCGATAGAAAACTTAAAAACAGGCGTTTTTGAAATTGATGAAATTAACTTGGAAGGGCCGCCAGATGTTGTAACCATCCGAGGTATGGCAACAGGTATCGTGAACGATTTGCGAACCAAGAAATCAGATGCTCACGAAAACAAAACTTTGAAGCAAATAGCCGAAAAAGTTGCGTCCAAAAATAAATTGATAATTCAAGGCGAGATTCCAGAAATAACATTCGGTCGTATCACCCAGAACAAAGAAACAGATTTGGGTTTTTTAAAGCGAATTTCACAGGAATATGGGGTTTTGTTCGCTGTTCGTGAAAACACTATCACATTCACGTCTATTTATGACGTAGAAAAAAGAAATACCAGTTTTACCGTGGACAAATCCGAGATTTCAAAATTTACATTCAAAGATAAAGCCGACGGAATGATAAAAACCGCATCGGTAAAATCGAAATCGGCTAAGAAAAACGAGCCTGTTACCGCTAATTTGGATTTTGAAAAATACAAACAGGAACAAGGATATTCAAGCGATACACCTGTGAATCAAGATGCAGGGATTACGCATACTAAAGCCGAAAACAAACAGCAAGCCGAAGCCAAAGCCAGAGCGATAATGCATCTTTCAGCATCTAACCAAATTGAAGGCAGTATTGATATTCAAGGCACCGTTTTAGCAGTTGCAGGAAATAATGTTCAAGTGACTGGATTTGGTAAATTATCTGGAAAATTTCACATAAAATCAAGTTCCCATAAAATTGACAAATCGAGTGGTTACACGGTTTCTTTGGAAATGAAAAGACTAAATTTACCAACAAAAACCGAGCAAATTACCAAGAAAAAGAAAAAACAGCAGTCAAATAACGTGACCGTTAGAAATTTTAAATTTCCTGATAATAAATATCCTTACGGAAATCCAACAAAAATTCAGAATTAATTTGTTAGTTTAAATTTAATTATTATATTTGCGTAATATTAATTTAAAACTTATGTTATGAGTAAATTTAGTAAAATAACAAGACATTGCTATATAGTTGAAAATCAAAATGGATTTAACAATGCTTTATATGATTATTTCAAAGACTATAAAAAAGAAAGCGTTAGAAAAATGGTTCAAGACTATCCTAAGTATTATCCCACAACTATCGTTATAGTAGATCAATCTTTTGAATGTAGTAGGGTGTATATAGAGTGTTTCGATATAAGAGATATTTCCCATCAATATCACGGGTTTTCCATTTAAATCAAACCTCCTTAATTGGAGGTTTTTTTATTTCAAATCATATTATAATTTATTCATTTTTTTTATATCTTTACAAAATGCTAAGATTTGGAAACATAACCGAAGTTGACCCTGCCAAAGGATACGCCCGTGTGACGTTTACCGATGACGGCATAGTTTCAGACTGGTTGCAAATTATTGTTAAAACAGCCTTAAACGATAAAGATTCGTTTACCTTCAATATAAATGAACAGGTGGCGTGTTTAATGGATGAAAATAGCGAAGAAGGCGTAATTTTAGGAGCTATTTTTAACGATAAAAATTCTCCAAACGGTGGGGGAGTTGGAATTTTTAGAACCGTTTTCGATGATAATTCAGTGATTGAGTACGATAGAAATTCACACAAATACACCTTGGATATTCAAGGCGAAATAAGCATAAAATCGAGTTCGACTGTAAATATTGAAGCGGTTACAGCTAATGTGAAGGCGAGCACAACGGCAAACGTGGAAGCATTAAATACAAACATTAAAGCCACAGCAATTGCGAAAATAGAAGCTCCAGTAATTCAATTAAACGGTGCTGTAGCGGTTTCGGGTGCAATCACGGTTTCGGGAACATTGACAGCTCCAGGAGGTGCCGCAATATCAGGAGATTTGAAAGCTACTGGAGACGTACAGGCTGGCTCAGGCGCAGGATTAGTTTCTCTTAAAACGCATAGGCATACAACAACAACAAACGGAAATCCAACTAGTACACCAATACCATAATGGCAACGAAATTAGAAGATATAAAAGCAACGAATTGGCAACTATCTAATCAAATGATTGGACAAGTTGTCGAGGGTATTGACGATATACGCCAATGTATCGGTACTATTTTGACGAACACCAAAGGAAGTGACCCAATGAGGCCGTTATTCGGTTCTGATATTTGGCGATTTATCGACACGCCAATAAATACGGCTGTTGCTAATATTTCGGCCGAAATAATCGACTGCATCGGGAAATGGGAACAAAGGATTATCATCAAAGAATTGACTTATAATATTTCGGGAAGTAGAATTGATTTTGAATTAACTGCTGAATTATTGGAATCGGGTGAAATTACCCAAATATTATTTTTCATTGATAGACAAAAACAAATTGATCCCGCATCTATGGGCAGGGCATTTAGTAATGGATTCGATTTTGGATTCTCTTAAATTTTAAAAAATGAGTACACCAACAGAAAGACAGAATCTAATAAATTCGCTAATAATCGACAACAACACAGGACAGATTTCGCCAGCTAAAATGCGTGAAGTTTTAACAGCTTTGAATGTTGCTATCATTGTAACTGAACCATCGGGAGTTTCGGCAGTTTTGCCGTTGTCATATAGCAATTTTACAAATCAGTTTTCAATCGCTTTGGCGAGTTCATTGCAAGACGGGTATATTAGTAAAGAAGCGTTTTTAAAATTTGATACGGCAGCAACCGCCCCGCAAGCCAATAAAATCACTATCAAACATAAAGGCTGGTTTAATGGCGTGAAAAATACGTCTATTAATATCGAATTAGGCGATATTTGCCAAGGCTGGAATTCTGACCATACCGAATTTATGGAGGCTGGAAGATACATTTTATTGGGCGGAGACCAAGATTTTGAGAATTACGAAATACTAAGCTCTTATGGGGTGGCTTTAATACCTTAATTATTTTAATTATTTATTTTTATGAAAAAATTTATTTTATTTTTTACCTTATTATTTGCAGGCATAACCGCCAATGCGCAGTATTCGCCTTCAAATAATTTAAACTATGTGAAACTTTTAAAGGCGCCTCCCGTTGGTTCTGCCGAAGATAGTATAATAGTTTATGATGGTTCGGATTCATTTATAAAGATAGTGCCTAAATCAGCTGTAGTCGCTGGAAAAGAAAACACTTCGAACAAAACAAGTGCCGTCGTAAATTATAGCGAAACATTATATACTAATGAAAAAGCGGTACACGACGGGTTAAATCTAAAATTAAACATTTCAGATTTACCGACCAACTTAACCCTATACCCAACTACAACGGCAAGCGACGTAAGCGGCTATGTCGTAATGGTTACAGATATTCAAGATGTAAGGTATAATAGTACAGCGGTTGACGTAAGTACGCCTGCAATTACCACAACTTCGCAATTAGTATCACAAAGAATTTCAGATGCGGGCGTTTTAATCGGACAACCGGGCGTTTTTAATATTACGACTTTTGGAAACATTCGACATTTAAGCGGCTCAGGAACAGCGACTTTTTTCTTTAGAGTTTACCACAGAGACGCAGCAGGCGTTGAAACTTTGATTTGTACCTCGAGCACTTCTAACCCTGTTACAAATGGCGGCTATACTGAATTTTCAGCCTCGGGGGTTTGGAACGACGGAGATTTTGCCGCAACTGATAGGATTGTAATTAAAAGTTACGCTAATAGAATCGCGGGAGGTTCCGACCCTGTTTATCAATTTCAATTTGGAGGCGCTATTCCTGTTCGTACATTGTTACCTGTGCCGTTTTCGGTTGTGGATGCAGGGTATGAAATGAAAACTAATAAACAAAATTCATTAGCGGTTGATGGTAGCGGAATTAAATACCCAACAGTAGATTCAGTTAACGATAAACTAAAAACAGTTAATTCTTTCAACCCAACAATAACGAAATGGGCTGGATTAGGAGATAGTATAACTGTAGGTATGGGGTCTACAGGCGGTAATACTAGTTATTTTAATATTATTTCAGATATGTTTCCTTTTATATCCACAACAAAAATTGCGGTATCTGGAGCCACTGTCGTACCCACAGTAGGTCACGCCCAATTAAGCGATTTGGTAGACGATGTGCCGATAGATGCTAATTTAATAACAGTAATGATAGGTGTTAATGATTTTATTGAAGAAAGAAATGTAGGGGATGTTTACGAAGTTTCAACTAAAGATTATTCAGATTTAAACCAAAATAACAGTTTTGCAGAAGCTTTTAGGTATAATTTAGAAACATTAAAAAATAACTTTCCACTTGCAAAAATTATAGTAATTACCCCAATCCAATCGACAATTGGATGGGATAGCACAATTCCTTTAAAATTATATGTTGATGTCGAAATAGAAATAGCTAATTTTCTTTCAATTCCTGTAATAGATGCTTATTCTAATTCAGGAGTGTATGGTGAATTTAGTCCTTATTTCGATGATACTGTGCATCCAAATGATTCTGGATATGCACTAATAGCCAAACAAGTTGTTACGGGATTTATACATAATCCAGAAAATAAAGAAAGTTCTTTTTTTAATACCTTAAAAGTTGCTGACGGCGTTAGCTTCGGAAGGTCTGACCAATCCCAAAATGATAGTAATATAGTTTTTAAAGGATTAAGAGGCGTCGGGGTTAATGGTATATTAGAACTTTACCCTTATGGGTCGAACACCCCTAGCACTATATTAAGAGCTAGCGGAGTCGATATAGGGGGAGGGTTTTCATATTTTGACGCAGGGGGAGGAAATTATGGATTCGGTACAAAAACAGACAACGGAGTTGACAAAGTGCAAATAAATGGTTCTGCATTAGTCAATAAACTAAAATACACAAGAAGCACAGACGTAAGTGGAACAGATTTAAACAATCTCGATGTTGCTGGATTCTATTGCGGAGATACTATGTTAAACTCCCCTGACGGAACGGCAGGAGCTTTTTATATTACGGTCGAGCGTTACGAATTTGACCCGGCGCTTACACACCAGTTAGCTACTACTTTTTTCAGTAACACAATGTATTCAAGGGTTAAAGCAGGTTCGTGGGGGGCTTGGATGAAAATATCCTATACAGACTCCCCAACTCTCACAGGCACACCAATAGCCCCAACAGCACCAGCAGGAACAAACACAACACAGATTGCTACAACGGCTTTTGTAAAAGAAAATACAGACGCTACTCAACATTGGACTAAATCAGGTTCAAATATCTACGCAAATAATTCAGGCAACGTAATGTTTGACCCCTATGGATTTGGAACGGGTTATAACTACACTACAAAATCAATTGTAGGATTTTGGACTAATGGTTCTTTTACTAACGGTTCAATAGGTGTTACACAGAGCAACGACGGAGTAGCAATGTATCTAAGTTCTCTTAATGCTTGGATTTATGGTGGTATAGGTAGAGATATGAATATCGGAACTTTAAAAACTGACGGAGTAATCAATAGTTCTATCAACAACATTAATAAAACAATCACAAGCAATGATAGATTTGAATCTTTAGTACCTATTAAATTAAAAAGCTACACAGTAGCAACGTTGCCAACAGGAGTACAAGGGGATACCGCATTTGTAACAGATGCTCTGGCCCCATCGTATTTAGTAACAATAGTGGGTGGGGGTTCTATTGTGACGCCTGTATTTTTTAACGGTACCGTATGGGTAGCTCATTAATCATATATGTACAAGTTGCAATTATCGCAGCAGGAAACCAAACCGAAACAATAGGCGAAGTATTTCCAATAATGCAACAGGATTTAAAAGAAAAAGAAATATCTTTGGGAGTGCCAAAGTTTGAGGCGCCCACAGAAGCGCCAAAACCGAAAATAAAACCGCCAACTTTTTGGCAAAAATTAATACTAACAATTAAAAAACTTTTCAGATGAAAAATTGGAAAACAAATTTGGCCGCATTGATTGTGGCGGGGATTGGAATTGCAACCGCTATGGGGTGGATAACTACTGAGGTTGGCGCGGCCATTGGAACTATCGCAGCTTCTTTAGGATTCGCGGTATCTGGCGATGCAAAGTAAAATAAATTATTCCCGTTATTAATTTGACGGGAATTTTTTGTATTTTTGAAAGAACAAAATCCCTAAATAGAATGAGTACCATATTAGAAGAAAAAGTTGACCGCTTAGAAAATCATTTTAAAGTTTATAAAACAGATACTCAAGACGTTAAAGAAGTGGTAAGGGACATTCGAAATCTACTTACAGGAACTGATTTAACGGGTAAAAAAGGAGTTATATTTGTTCTAGAATCTTTGGAGGCAAAAGTCGATAAATTAGAAGAAAAACAACTTTTAATAGACGAAAATATGTCTAATGTGAAATTCGTGGCAAAAGGTTTAATAACTGCTATTATTGGATTTTTCTTATGGCTTTTTACAAATAAATAACATAAATGGCACTACCAACACCGAATTTTATCGATAGGGACGCAACGACAATCATTAATGAAATGATTGCAGATTATGAGGCACGCACTGGCAGAACTTTAGAGCCTGCACAGGTTGAAACGCTCTTGATTAATGCTTTTGCTTATCGTGAATTATTACTTAAAAATCAAATTCAAGACGCAAGCCTTCAAAACCTTGTAGATTATGCGCGCTTTCCGATGCTGGACAATTTAGGCGTTTTGGTTGGTGTAACTCGTTTACCTGCCGCATTGGCTCAAACAACGTTGTTACTGACGCTTGTAGCTGGTCACGGTGACGTTGTCATTCCTGCAGGTTTACGTGTAAGTTCTACCGATGGACGGGCAGTTTTTGAACTTGTCGAAGATACTGCTGTTTTAACTGGAATTGATACGGTTTCGGCTACATTCGTAGCGCAAACAGCTGGCAAATTATCTAATGATTACACTATCGACACAGTTTCGGTAATTTTAGACCCTCAACCCTATTTAGCTACGGCATCGAATACCGATGTTACTACTGGAGGTTCTGATGAAGAAATTGACGAACAATTGCGTGACCGCATAAAATTGGCTCCAAGTGCGTTTTCAAACGCAGGAAGTTATAAAGCTTATGAGTTCTGGGCAAAATCAACGTCGCCATTAATTATAGACGTTGCCGTGACAAATCCGATTCCTGGAACAGTTGAAATATTTCCATTGATGGCAAATTTAGCGACCACGCCAACGGAAATATTAGATGCTGTTTACGCTGTTTTGAGTGCTGATAGAATTAGACCGCTCACAGATACTGTTTTGGTAACTTCGCCAACTTCTGTTGATACCGCTATTACAGTCGGATTGATTTTATATGAAGGAACGGTGCAAGGTGATATTTTACCCGTTGTAATAGCCAATTTGGAAGCGTTCAGGGATGGAAGAAGAAAATTGTTGGGTCAGGATATTGTAATTGACCAAATCAAGGCATTGTGTATGATTGATGGGGTTTACAAAACAAACGTAACCGTGCCTGCAACTGATTTGGTGATTTCCGAAACGCAATTTGCAAACATCACAAGTATTAACGTTACCGTTACTGGTACTAACGTAGGGTAATGAAATTCGCTGTATAAAATAAAATATGAGCCAAACAAACGAAAATATTTTAGCTGATTCCATTGCAGGCGTTCCGCATTTAGCGGCGTTCGATGCCATGGTAGCTGCACGTATGAACTCGATAGAACTCGAGGCTCTTTTAGTTTACGTTATAGATACCGTTTCAGCAAGTGCATTGCCAACCTTAGCACGTCAATTCGACGTGGAGGGATTTGTCGGTTATGGAGTAGCGACAAATGACGCACAGCGCAGGGAAATCATAAAACGTGCCATTGAATTGAAACGATATATGGGTACCGTGTTCGCTATTCGTGAAGCTATGCGTATATGTGGCTACACAGATGCCGTTTTAACTGAGGGGATCGATATGGGAAATCCATTAATTGATTGGGCGCGCTTTTCTATTGATTCGCAGTTAGGCGACACTGTTGGCCTTGATGGGGTTTCACAATCAAATTTGGCAAAACTAATTCGTGAGTATAAAAATGTTCGTTCCTATCTTGAAGGAATTTCATATAATTTAGCTATATTTGACACCATAGAACAGTTGTTTGACACGCTAAACATCACGTACGAAGCACCTCCAATATTTGATGATTTGGAGCATAAACGATTTTATTACGATGGTGTTTACAACTATGACGGCTCACAAAAATACCTCGAATCCAATGACTCATTAATAATTTATATTTCATAATTATGGAAAAATTAACTATAAAAGGCGTATTTTATCTCGAAAAAATTTGCGCTAAAACAGGCGAAATTTTAGAGGTTTATACCGATAATAATTTGGTTGTGAATGGCGGGCGTACCGCTGTTACCAACTTGCTTGGTGCAGCTACTTCTGGCAAGCAATTAACACAAATAGCGTTTGGGACAAATAACACTTCGCCTGCTGGCTCGGATACAGCTATCACAGGAGCGTTCACAAAAGCACTCGGAGCAGTTTCGTATCCAACAATTTCAAGCGTGAAATTCGATTGGACACTCGGAGCGTCAGAAGGTAACGGCTTGGGAATTCGTGAGGTTGGATTATTATGTACAGATAACACTCTTTTCGCTCGAAAAACACGTGAATTAATCAGTAAAAATTCAGATATTATTTTAAACGGAAGTTGGACAATTTCATTCTAATACTTTAAAAAAAATGGCAAACGTAACAGAAACGTCGACTTGGGAAGATGGGATTTACCAATTAGAAACAACCGATCCTGTTGAAGGTGGTGCGGGTGGAATTTCCAACACTCAGGCTACGCAATTAGGGAATCGTACTAAATGGCTGTATGATAGGATTGTGGATTTATTTAAATTCGCTCCAAAGAACAGAGGCTATATAAGCGGGGTTGACATAAATGGATTTACCGTAGGGCATTCTTATGCCGTAGGAGGAGACTTCACAGCCGCAATAATTACGCAAGACATAGCGCTTGCAGAAGTCGTTAGAATAACAATGTTAAACTCTATGGGTAATACTAATTATAAAGTAAATCCACCATCTATTCAGAGTTTAGGTACCTTAGACACTGATAATAATATTTTGCCAGTGGTTTATAAAATAATTTCGTCAACTCAATTTGATGTTATTTTAGAAGAAATAAACACAGGAACTCAGAATTTAAGAATGCATTTTGACGTAATTTCATTAGACTAATATTATGGCAGACGTAAAAAAATTATCGCCTATTTTGGCGAAATGGGAAGCGGGATTTGTAAACGATCCAACCGATAAAGGCGGGGCAACGAATATGGGTATCACAATTGGAACTTGGAGACAAATTGGCTACGATAAGGATGGTGACGGTGATATAGACGTTGTAGATATTCGTTTACTTGACGAACACGACTTTGCGGCCGTTTTGAAAATATATTGGAACAAATGGCAGGCAAACAGATTAATAAACCAGTCTGTAGCTAATTTATTAGTTGACTGGGTTTACACTTCTGGAAAATGGGGTATCGTAATTCCTCAAAGAATTTTGAAAATCGAACCTGATGGATTTGTAGGTAACCAAACAATTCTTGCCGTCAATTTGGTTGACCAAAAGAAATTTTTTGACGCTGTTTTTGAGGCTCGTAAAAAATTTTTCAATGACATTGTAAAAAATAACCCGTCACAGAAACGATTTATTAAGGGGTGGATAAACCGCCTAAATGATTTTAAATTCTCAGAAACCGATATTTAATTTATCGGTTTTTTTTATACGCAAAAAACACGCCCTAAAGCGTGTTTGATGACCAAAAAAATATCCAAAACTTATCGGTTGTAAATATAAGGAATTATTTTAATTTATTGCGTAAATCTGAAATATTTACCATCAAGGCTGTTGAAATTGTTGTTGGCAAAAATGGCACGGCTTCTGGAAATTCAATCTCAACTCTTTTGAAGGTTCTCAAATTAAAAACAACATTTTCAATTTCAGCCTTCAATTTGAAGAATTCCGACTTTTTGTCCTTAATTTTATTCGCTAATTTAAGCAGTTTTTTTGCGTCAAATTCATTTGGAGAAAAACAATTTTTGTATGCTGGTAATTCTTTGTTGAAATTCAAAGTTTGCCATTCAAATCCGTTTCCAGTACATTGCAATCCGCTTCTTGTTCTTACATAATAAGGGAATTTTTCGAACAATTGAAGCACTTCTTTTGGAACTGTTTTTAAATAAATTTCACTGAATTCATTTTCAAGTTCTTTTTTCAAATCTGCGATTTCTGTATTCTTTTTTTTGGTTAATTGAACCGCTACATTTTCGGCAATTTGTTTTGTTATTCTAGACATAATTTTTTTTTATTTATTTAGTTTTTAATTAAAAATCATCTTCTTCATCGGTTGTTTCAGAAACAACAGTTTCAGGAACTGCAATTTCAGGTTCCACAACTTCGAAATTTTCTTAAACAACGGTTTCGGGTTGTTTTTCGGCAACGGTGTTATTTAGTTTTTCGATTACTGAATTGTTTGAAGGCATTTCAGTATAGCCAACATCCTGCACTTCATCTTGTGATTGCATTCCCATAAGCACGTCTGGACAGTGTAAACGTCCAAAAAAAGCGGCTGCACGGTATTGTAACATCAGTTCTGGCATAGTTTTCCATTTAGATCCACTTTTCGACATCCATCCTTCGGCTGTTGCCATTGCAATTGAACATTCAGGTCCTTCAATTAATGTACCGTCTTGGCGTTTCGTGAACGCTCTACACGTTTGTTTGTCTTTCGACACATTGAATTGCAATGGCTCTAAAAATCGACCGCAGGAATTGATTAATGCGATAATAAACGAACTTCCCCAACTCGGTTTTCCGTGGATTACATTCATATTTTGCATAACCATTAAAGGAGACATTCCAACTCGGTTGGACATTTCCAAAGCAACAACGCAGTTTGGCAAATTTCCTTGGTAAGCCGTTGGAACCATTGTCGATTTTGCCAAAAGTCCTGCCATACGCTGGGCGTGTTCAAATGATTGCGAGGAATCGAATACTGATACTTGGTGAGTTGTTTGCAAACTCGGTAAATTATTTTCCATTGATAAGTTTTTTAAATTATTGATTATTTATTTTAGATTAAAACGGTAAATCATCTTCTTCCTCTTCAAAATTAGCCGCCTGTTGTGTTGGCAACTGATTGAATTGAGAATTAGCTGGTGCTTGTGGATAAGTTGGCTGTGGAGCAGGTGTAGGACTCGCCACGTGCGTAGGTTGTACACTTGCAATTTTCCAACCTTGAATAGTGTTGAAGTAAACAGTTTCGCCTTGCGGATTTGTCCATTCGCGACCTCTCAAATTAATATCGATATTTACTTTTTCGCCAACTTTGAAATTGTTAAGCAAATTACATTTATCCTGGACAAACTGCACCAAAATATGTTGTGGGTATTGTTCGTCAGTTGTGACAACACATTCCCGTTTTTGAAAGCCAGAACTGCCAATATCTACAGTTTCTTTGATTTCTTTTAAAGTTCCTTCTATATTCATAATTATGTACGTTGGTCGCCACCATTAATTAATATTTATTTTTTAGACAAAGCCTGTTTAATTAGCTTTATTTGAGTCTCAACGGAGAATCCGTTGTTGACGCCAATTTCTAATTCTTCGGCTAATTTAGATAACGAGATTCCGTTTTCTTCCATAAATTTCAAATAAGATGCCCAATCTTCATTGTCCATCCAACTTTCATAAAAAAGTTCTTTTAATAAAATTTCAACTTCTTCTAAATAGCTCATAATTTATTTATTTATTAAACGCCCATTCAGGCAATGATACCTCACTTATTTTTTCATCGTAACCCTTCCAAATTCCAGTTTTAAGGCATTCAACATACGTTTCACAGTTTCTTATGTATGTATCACGTCCTAACTGCATACTTCGATTGTCAAGGTAATGAATACCGATTTTGAACGGTTCCGTTTTTTCGATGTTCACAAAAACAAATCCTGCTTTATCTTGCCCAACTGTTTCAAGTCCATCAAGGTAAAACGGTGCTTGCTTATGATAATTGTATTCCAGAACGGACTTAATGAAGCCTCTTTGAGTTGCATCTTCGGTTGTTTTTAAGTTAACAATTAACCCAGAGTTACTATCCAGCCAATCAGGACGTATCTTGCAATTTGCACCCGTGTTTTGCTCTTGAAATTTGAATGTTTGTTCAGCTAAGCCATTTTCAAACAATAATTTTGCCGTTGGGTGTTTAAGGATTGCATCACGCATACGCCTTACATTGTCGTAATCTTCGGGGTCGATTAATACCTGATTATTTTGCTGACACATTTCAGTTAGGTTTTGAAATTCAGCCTTGCCGATATTTGTCCGTTTGTTTATCGAAGGCATCACGACATAAGTTTTGTCGAAATCGTGTTTTTCAAGAACCGCAGAATGCAAAGCAGTTCCGAAAAGCATTGCGGATGTTGTAGGTTTGATTTCTCGATCAGGTCGCAAATAATGCCACCAATAATCCAATGGGCTGGATTCGATCTTGTCTAAACCCGATTTTGAAATACTCGAAGTGTCGGAGTGGTATTCTTGGTTAGTCATTGTTGTTAATTATTTTGTAATACTCACGAATAGCAATATAATTTGCATAAATTATTTTAAAATCATCTGAATTTCTTTGAGTATCAAAAACATCATCACCTTCAAACCATAAATCCCAATCTTTAATAGATTTCTGTTTGCATCCTATTTTTATTTTATCATCACAAATAGAAACGTCCCATTTGCAAAAGATAGGAAGGACTGCACCGCTAAGGACTGCACCGCTAAGGACTGCACCGCTAAGGACTGCACCGCTAAGGACTACACCGCTAAGGACTGCACCGCTAAGGACTGCACCGCTAAGGTCTGCATTTCTAAGGTCTGCACCGCTAAGGACTGCACCGCTAAGGTCTGCATTTCTAAGGTCTGCACCGCTAAGGTCTGCATTTCTAAGGTCTGCAATGCTAAGGTCTGCTCTGCTAACGAATGCACTGCTAAGGTATGCACCGCTAAGGACTGCACCGGTAAGTTCTGCATTTCTGACG